TAAATTGTTTCCAGCATGGTATATAGGAAGGAATCCACAACATGAGATACTTACAGTCAGTCATAGCGACCAGCTTTCTAGCGATTTTGGTAGGTCTGTTAGAGATATCGTATCAACTAAATCTTTTCAAGACATATTTAAAGGTGTTTCTCTTCGGACAGACGTTAGAGCAGCAGGAAAATGGAAGACAAACAAAAACGGAAGCTACTATGCAGCCGGAGTCAAGAGTCAAATCGCAGGAAGAGGAGCACATATAGCAATTCTTGATGACGTAATGTCAGAAGAAGACTCTTATTCAGAAGCAGGAAGAAGATATATTAAAGAATGGTACCCTGCAGGACTACGAACACGTATTATGCCTAATGGAAGTATCTTAATTATTAATACTCGGTACCATTATGATGATTTATGTGGATGGTTACTAAAACAAGAGTCCGAGTTTTCTACTATCTTACCTTGGGAAGTTATAAGAATCCCTGCATGGCTAGATTCTGCCAGTGCCGAGTTACTACAGTTGCCTGAAGGTAGTAGTTATTTTCCAGAATGGAAGTCTAATGATTCTTTAAGAATAGATGAACAGGAAATACGTGCCTCAAATGGAGCTAGATATTGGAATGCTTTGTATATGCAGGATCCTACCCCAGACGAAGGTGGTTTAATAAAGAAAAAATGGATACAATGGTGGGAATATGATGAACCACCAACTTGTGATTTTATTATTCAAACGTATGATACGGCATTTTCTACCAGAACCACAGCAGACTACAGTGTAATACAAACATGGGGAATATTTTCTAGATATGAAGAGAATGAGCATGGATATGAGAGTTTTGTTCCAAACTTAATTCTACTTGGTAACATGAAAGGCCGTTACGAGTATCCAGAGTTACGTAGAATTGCTCAACTTTTATATGACGAGTATCGGCCTGATATATGCATAGTAGAAAAGAAAGCATCTGGACAGTCATTATTACAGGATATGCGTAGAGGTGGCTTACCAGTACAAGATTACATTCCAGATAAAGATAAAGTATCCAGAGTACATGCAGCTTCTCCAATGATAGAGGCAGGTCGTGTCTGGTTACCAAAAAATAAAAAGTGGAGTGATGATTTATTTACAGAACTTTTACAATTTCCAAATGCAGCTCATGATGACCAAGTAGATGCTATGACAATGGCAATACATTATATGAAAGAATCCTGGAGATTAACACATCCTGATGACCCAGAATTTGAAGATGAAATAAAAGATAAAAAAAGAGTTGCATATTGGAGAGTTTAGTGGTATAATATAAATATGGTAAATGAAAATGATTTATATACTTCTTTGGCAACAAAGACACCAGAACGCCCTGTAAAAAATAATATGCAGTTTCCAACTGGTATTACAGATACAGGAATGGAAGATTATTTAGCTGGTGCTAATATTAATTTAACAAAAGAACAAGCACAAAAAATTTTACGCTATGGTAAACAATTAGGATTAGATCTATTAACAGGAAGTTCATTAGCAGAAGCATTTGGTTTTAGACCAGATATTGTAGGAGGCAAAGGATATACTCCTTCCTATTCTGAATTATTTACACAAACAGAACAATTAGCAAAAGAAGGAAAAAAAGCTAAAGCTCTTGGTAAAGGAATTGAAACTGGATTAGTTGGTATTGGTGCTGTTGGTGAAGGTATGATGTTAGGAGGAGCATTAACAGGTCCTTTAGCTCCTCTTATTATAGGAAGTGGATTAGCATTAAAAGGAATATCAAAAGCAGGAAAATTAATTTTAGAATCTAAAACTGGAATAAAAGTTTTAGCTAATTTTACAGGAAATAAAAATTCTCCAAATATTAAAAACATAGAAATTCCTAAAGATGTTTCACCAGATACTGATCTTTCAAAGATAATTAACGATCCAAAAATTCCAACTACGATAACAGATGATGTAGATACTGTAGATTATATACCAGAAGATTTAAAAAATTTAAATGCAGAAGAAGTTATAACAACGTATATAACTATGCCAGAAAAAATAACAAGGAATCAGTTAATAACGCATCCTGCTATTTCTGGTAAAGATAATGTTAATCCAAATATAGTATTAGACTTTGATGCTGCTGCTGATAAAACAAATACATATTTAAAAGAAAAAGGTTTTAATGAAGGCAGTATTGTTCCAGTTTATAGACTTATTAAATATAAAGTAAAAAGAGATCCAAAAGGAAAAATAATAGGAAGAGAAAATTATCAAGATACAGAAACATTAATTTCTGGTTCACTAACACCAGAAGCTAATTTAAAAACTTTAGATTTTTTTACACAATCTGATATTGCTGGTAGTAAAATGGGAATGGATGATATGTATGAAATAGTTAAATATAATGTTCCTCAAAATAAAATAAAATTAGCTATGGGTGCATATAAAAATAATATAACTTCTTCTATTAATAAACAATTAAAAAATAAAAATATTATAGCTAAACCAGAAAAAGGTTTTAAAAAAGTTAATCCTGCAAAAGATGCTAAAAAATTAATTGATATGCAAGATGAAATTATTGCAGATGTTTCTGGTTTAGAAAAAATTAAATTAGGAAATTTTAAAGATTATCAAGATTTAAAAAATCAACATGTAGATAAAATTATTTTTAATAAAATTAAAAATATAGATGATTATAAAAATCAAATGAAAAAAGATCTTGATGATGGTAGAATATTAAATCTTACTAGAGATGAAATATTTAGAATTGGAAAATCTATGAATGAATTACTTAAAATGCAAACAGAAAAAGCAATACCATTTTTAGATAAAGTTACAAGATTTTATAATAAAGCTTATGTAACAGACCAACCAGCAGAAACTTTACAAATATCACAAAACCCAACCTTTTCAAGATTAGAGGATGCTGTAAATAATTTAAAACAAAAAAAAGGTTCTGGTGAAGTATTTTTAAATAGATTAAAAGGACAAGCTAAACAAGAAGAACTTGATTGGACAGGATTAACAAAATTTTTAAAAGGTAAAAAAGAAGTTACAAAAGAACAAATTCAATCTTATATGAAACAACATAGTATTCCTATTGAGGAAAGAGTATATAGTTATAATCCAAGAGATCCTGGATGGAAAAATAGTCCTGAATATGGTAGATATACTATAGATGGAGATGATAGAACTAATAACCAAAAGTATAAAGAATTTGTTTTTACAATTCCTCAAAAATGGCGAGAAAGAAATTTAAAATATCCTTTAACAAATAAAGAAGAAGTTCGATTATTAGACTTAAGAAGGATGGATACAAAGTATGCAAGTCGTATGCCAAAAGGACTTCAAATGGAATTGCAAGATTTAACAAATAAATTAGAAGATTATGAAAAAAATAAACCTTTACCATTTATTCCGAGTCATAATTATGGTGATGCAAATTTAATTTCACGAGTAAGAGTTAAAGATAGAATAGATGGTGATGGAAACCCTACAGTACATATAGAAGAACTACAATCAGAACATGTAGGTGATACACTAAATGCTAAAAAAAATGCACAAGAATATGCTGATTCTTTTTATATACTAGGTGATCCTAATGAAAATAAAACTTTACTACCAGGTATTACAGAACAAGATATTAAACTATTACGAAAAGGTTATGCTCCAAAAGATTTAGAATTTAGAAAAAACAAAACAATGAAAGAAATAAGAGAAACGTTATTAGCTATTGCAAAAAGAGAAAAAGAATTAGAAAAAAAATATAATATAGATGAAGACCAACAGTTTAAAAAATTAGAAGATTTACGTACTGAAGAAAACAATATAGAAATAGGATTAGATAATGCTGAACGGTTGGGATATAATAAAGCAGAAAGTAAAATAATACTTGATGATATTAGAAATAAAATAAAAAATAATACAAAAATTATAAATGATTTTCAAAAAATAAAAAATAACGATAAAGTATTAAATAGATTAGAAAATAAAAATAAAAGATTATCAAATAGAAATGATTTGAATGAAATATTAAGAGATTTACCACCAGAATTTCCTGTAATAAAAGATGATTGGTATAAACTTCCTATAAATAGAATGATACGTTATGCTGCAGAAAGAGATATACCGAGTATTACTTTAACGCATGGTAGAGTACAATATGATAGATATTCACAAACAAAAGGGCAATATGGTCTACAACGAGATAAACTAGAGGTACGAGATACATTATTTGAAAATTTAGATTCTTTCTTAAAGGATGTTAAAGATATTAAATTTCCAAAACTATCTGAAGTTAAAGGTGAACGTGGATCAGCATTTAATCCAAATTATTTACCAATGCTGTCTCTTGCTAATAAAGAAAAACTAGATAAAATTTTATCTAAATATAAATTATATAAATTACCAGAAGCTTCATTGCAAAGAATATTCAAA